TAAAGAAAATAGGAAGTTAAGGATGATCTATGGTGGTCCGCTCAAGTTGAGTGCCACTTATAGATGTTTGTACATGGAATTTAATAGATATTTGATTGAGAATAGAATCCATAATGGATTCGCAGCAGGAATTAATGAACATGGTCCAGAATGGAATACATTAGGAAAGAAATTAGAACCGTTAAAATTGATTATAAGAGACCAAAAAGGATATAATTTTAGGCATAAAGCAGTCATGTTAGGCTCACATGCATATCATGCAAATTTATATTACCAAGATGAATATGCTAAAGCAAGAGAAATTATTGCGATTGAAGCTTACAATGCGAAGATATTATTTGAAGGAGTTGTTTATGATAAAGAAGACGGCTTAGGTTCAGGTAACCCAGGTACGTTATTTTTTAATGGCGATTCTAATCAGGAAGTGTTAATCTATAGTGCATGTTTAGTAGTTTTTCCCGATATTAGTAAAGTGAAGAGGAAAACAATTAGGAATTTTATAGCAGAGTTATTATTGAATAGTTATATTATTGTACAAGGAGATGATTTCATATTTGGAGTCAATGACAGGTTTAAAGGAATTTTGACATTTAATACGATTAGGAAAGCAGCAAAACAAATAGGTTATGTAATCACGAGTGCAGACAAGACAGAAGATAATGACGCGCCGGATTATACACCTTTATGTGAAGCCACTTTCCTTAAGAGAAGTTTTAAGAAAGTAGATGGAAAATATGTTGCTCCATTGGACATGGAATCGATAGATGACATGATTCAATGGGTCAATAAGAAAAAGTATGATAGTAGAGATTTTGAATCAGTATTGGAAACATATTTAGGAGAATTAGCATTACACGGAGAACAAGTTTGGTTCCCGAAATTTAAGAAGTTAGTCCATGCAGCAAGAAAAGTTAAATTAACATGGACACCGAAATTTTTCAGGTATCAAGATTACTTTGATGCTATTACAGATAGAATGAAGCTATTTACCATGTCTCCGAATGAGATATGGGATTACATAAAATTGAAAGCAGATAAAAATGATGGAATCGATGATAAATATTTAGATGACGAGGTACTCACACATTGGAGACAGTCATCTTTGATAGCTATAAATGATTATGATGAATTTATGATGGAAGATCAAGCCCCAAAATTAACTAAGAATGGAGTAGAAGATGCCAGTGAAATAATGAAAGCACTGAGTGCATCAATAGCATTAACAGATTATCAGATTTTAGCAAGATATAATAAAAGAAGTGAAAGAAAAGAGAAAAGAAAAGAGAAGAGATATGCCAAATCCGCAAGCTCGCCCCAAAAAGGAATAGGAAAAGAGATTGTAGACAGTAGGAATCTGGATCTTTCCTCAGAAGATCCCATACCTGAGAAATGGGTAACGCTCGATGATGCGTTAAAATTATCAAAAATACAATCTTTGTATGAAGATCAAGCAAACAACATGAATAGTACAACAGCGAATACCCACGACGAAACACCCGAGGTGAACCATGCATTGGATGCATCCATCTCGGTAGCAACAACAGAAATTATTTCAAGCGAATCAAACAATTATCAATTGACCAATACTAGGTTAGAGAACAAATTAAGAAGAATAGTTAAGAAGCAGAATGATGTGAGAGAATTTTTCTCAAAGAAAAAAGAAATAGGAACGTTTTCGTGGGCGACCACGGATTCGATAGGAACAAAGTTAGTTACTTTTGACGTAGATAGTATCCTAGGTGCCACCGCTATGTGGACCGACAAAAGTAGAGGATACATGAATTTTAAGGGAACGGCAGTATTGACAATTCAAGTTAATGCTACACCGTTCCATGCAGGAATTTTCAGAGTAGTATGGAAGCCCTATGTTGCCAATGATCCCGATTGGTTAGCATTTGACAGATTACATTCAATTAGTTTAGTACAAATATCACAGTTACCAGGTGTATTTCATAGTATCTGTACCGATACAGTTCAGATGAAAGCACCTATTATAGGACCCGTAGACGTTAAAACATTAGGAGCCCAACCATTTACATGGAATTATGGATATTTTGAGGTATACGTATACACGCCCTTAGACACGGGTGCAGCAGATACAATTAATTTGCGATCATTTTTGTCATTGAGGATGTAAATATTGATACCCCATTTTATA